CTGTTTGTAATGGTGTAATCGTATCCCTAGAACCTGATCTGTAGAAGTTGAGACCCCCAGGTTGGGTTCTTATAGGGAGCAAAAACCCATCATCAGGCACTAATAGTGGAGGATCTATCATTTTTTGTGCTGCTTGTATGATTGTTTTAGACATAAGATTTATCATCTTAACATCTGGCAACGCAACCATTGCTGGAGATCTCCCCATCACTTCTCCAGTTGCCTTCAAGAAGCGTGGTACAACGTAAGGCAGTTCTTGAAAACCACTCTCTGCCAGTATCATCTTTGTCTCCATGCAGATATACATAGATGCAAACGGCATATTCTTATTATCTCTTTTTGTCGGATCCCTATCTGCTCTAGGCATCACAACATGAAGTATGTCTACATTCTCATCAGGCTTCTTTTCAAATGTTCTAGCAATAAATGCACCGACATTATCAATACCAAACCTTTGTACAGCTTGTCTTGCAGGTATCTCATACTTTCTAAAAACAGTATCAACGATACCATATTGGTCTTCTGTCACATAAAACTCAGATATATGTCTTGTGCTGAAACGTAAAGTCTTGTCATCCATCTCCACAAACATACACCCAGTACCAAAGACAACCAGGTCAACATACATCTCATGGACTTCAGTCTCAAAGTTAGACATGGTAAAAGCACGCATCATTCTTTGTGATGAATCCTCTAACCACCTTTGTACTTCTTCGTCTCTGCCTAGCTCCTCATCTTTCATTGTCAAATGAAACCAAGGTGTAGCACCTGATGTTAGCATCCCATGTAAACTAGATGATAGCAAATCAACAGCCTGTAAAGCTGTGCCATCAAAGATAAGTTCCATTCTCTTTTCGCCACGACTTCTCTTCTTAACTATGTCTGCTTTTCTTGGCAGCATATAGTCAGCTAACTCTTGGTAATGGTTGTTCCAGTTATCTCGCTGACCTTCAACGTGTTGAAATCTAGCAACTATATCTTTGACATTCATCATAGCTCTATCCTAATAAAGTTGGTGTACCACCTGTGCTGCCCATACTGGTAGATGTTTCCCCTAGCTGTCCAGCAACTATTGTGCTTCCACGACCTCTACGCTTCTTTCTTTCTGTTGCTTCAGCTTCACCGGCTAATGCAGCAGCCTTTTCATAATCGGCTTTAGCAGGTTCTTCTGGAACCGGTGGTGGTGGTGGAACATATACTTTTGGTTTTAGAAATGACATTGCTATCTCCTATGTTACGGCTCTTCCTGATTTCTTTCTTTGTATTACGCCATAGCCTTCCATGATTGTACCAGCTTGACCTGATCGTTTTCCTCTAGTGGCATATCGAGTTGTTATAGTTGGTTTCTCATCTTCGACAACTTCTGGAGTTATTTCAGGAGATTGTGCTGGTTGTTCTGGTTGCCTATAGTCATATTTATCTGTACCAGTTACAGTCTCTTTGACTTCTTTAACAATTTTCTTAATTGGCTTTTCAATTACAGGCTCAATTATTTTTTTCTCAATATCTTTTGGTAGATCTTTTACTTCTTTGACAACCTTCTTAACTGGTTTTTCTAAAGGTTCAATAAAGGTTTTCTCTATTGGTTTTGCAACCTTCTTAACGACTTTCTCTACAGGCTTTGTAATCTTTTTAACTGTCTTAACAATTTTTTTTGGTGCACCACCCATAATTACCTCCTATGTTACTGACCTAGAACCAGCAGTTCTATTCAAAGCACCATAACCTTCCATTATAGTACCAGCTTGTCCAGACCTTTTTGTTCTACGCCTTGCGTATCTTGTTGTTATTGCATCATCATTTTCTATTCTTTCAGGCGTAACTTCTGGTGTTACTTCAGGCGTAAGGTCGGCTCTTTGTGTTACTTGTGGAGAATTATCATCTCCCCCACTAGGTTTACCACCTATAGGATCAAAGTCTGGATTACCACTGTAAACCCTGCCACCTAAAAAGTTTGTACCGACAACACCTTTATATTCGCCTTGGTTATCAGTAATCATTTCACCACCACGCCTCAATTCTTTTGCTTGCTGTTGCATAGCTAATGAGCCAATAGTATTTAAAGCAACACTTCCTAAAGTAGGAACAGGAACTTTTATCTGTCCTTTTTCTGCTTTCTTTTCTAATTCTCTAGCCTGTAAATTTTCTTTTAGCCTTGTAAAATCAAGTGGATCCTGCACTCCTGACTGTGCCATTTCTTTTCTATTCCTGTTAGCTTTCGCTTTTGAGAGAGCTTTGTTAGTTACGTTGGTGTCGTCACCACCACTAGGACCACCACCCATGTTACTTTCCTTTCAACATATGCCAACCTAACTTTCTAGTTTCAGGTCTAAACCAATAGGCTTTTTTATAACCACTTCGCATAAACATCCTCTTTAATTCAAGGAATCCTTTTCTTGTATAACCTTTTTTTGCAATAAAGTCTACTAACCAAACATCTTTGCCACCTCCCTTGTATCCATCAGTAGGGAAATATGTGGTTCCAACATAATCATGTACCTGTTCTTCACTAGGAAATGCCCATGTTGCAAACATCAATGGCTCATGTAAATCGTTTCTCATAATCTTATATTGTCTTATCCCTAAAGGTTTTTCAATATAATCTTGTATCATCCAATCATCCCAATCCCTATGATGCTCACTATACCTCACCATCTCCAGTGCATCTTCATAGTCCTGCCCATACCTCATAGCGTAAAAGGATTGTACTCATTAACAGCCACCGATTGTGGTGGTTTAGTCATTACAGTACGATTCTCCAACCCAACAGACAAGTATCTAAACGCATCAGCAGCGTGACTTGTAAAGTCATGTCTAGGCTGATCTCGGAATAACTTTTTCTTTTCATCCCATTCCTGCCTATACTGTCGTAACATTTCCAATCCTTCAGCACATTTGTCTCTATCAAAGTAGCATTTAGGTATCATCATTCTAGCAGCGTTGATTCCGTCAGCAATCTTCATTCGAGGTATCACCTTAAATCGTATACCCAAGCTAAAAGCCGTCTCTAATCTCGATTTCCCACTACCCAGTTCTCGAACCTCAATATCATGTGGAGCAAGATGATCTCCCCAGTGATAATCTTTCTTTCGCAATACTTCAGCGTAATGGTCCAAGCCAACGCCACTATTCTCATAATAGTCAATAACATTAACAGCACCCCCTCTATAGATCTGTGCAAACCAAATAGCCGTTGAATCATTAATCCCTAAGTCCCAAGCCGTATGCACCGGTAACGCAGGATCGTATGGAACCCTGGTAATCTTGCCATTGTCATCAGCATCAGCTAATAGTTTCCCATAATACGCACCAATAATAGCAGCCGTAAACGAACACTCATACTCTTGTTCATATTGCTCCGGTGTCATTTGCAACTTGGCAGCTTCTAGTTCAACATCTTTAACCAGTTTTGTCTCACTAGCCTTAGCAATCTTCCAGTACCACTGGTCAGAGCCTTCTTCTTCCTGCTCTTTAGCCGATTGTAATATATCAAAAAAATGATTATGTCCTGCTGGTGTACCTAAAAATATAGCTGCACCTTCTCTATCGGATAGTGCCGGTCTCACAACCTCCCCCCATACCCTTGGATTCTGCATCCCATACTCATCAAAGACACACAAGTCTAAGTATATACCTCTCAAAGCATCAGGGTTTTCACCTGACAATAACATAATCCGACCATTGTTAGGAAAGTCTGCCCTTAGTTCAGTCTCATTAAAAGTAACACCTGGTATCACTCCAGCATAATACTTCACATAATCCCAGCTTATCCTTTTAGCTTGCGTAAACGTAGGAGCAACTAACGCAACTCTTGGTCTTGGTAACGGACAAGTAAGAACGTGTTTAATCATATGATTGACAGCAAATACAGTTTTACCAAATCGTCTGTGCATCACTAGCACATTCCACCTCTTCAGGTCTTTGTGCATCTCAGCCTGTAATGCCCTAGGCTTGTATGGTATCTTAACTTGCATCCTCGGAACCAGTCTCCCAAACTATCTTCAACGATCCATCACTGATCTCAACGCCAGTTCTGTTCTTAGCTTCGCCAAATCTCTCTGGCAATATCTTCTGCACCTTCCATCTTACATGATGCCCATAGTCTCTCAATAGATTAGGATCGTAGCTCTTACGCCCATGCAGGGCATCTCCGTACATATCCTCTAACTCTTCTAGTGCTTTCTCAGCAGCCTGTCTCTGTGCAGTCTTAACATTAGCATCTAGGTCAGCATCTTTGCTCATATGGCGATACAAAGTAGCACGACTAACCTTTGCATCTTGACAAGCCTTTACTAGGCTGTGCCCGTCTGTAATGGATGCTATGATGTGCTCTTGTTTTGCTTTGCTTATCATGTGTGTTTAGAAGTACCTATTAACATATATAAAGTGACGCAGGTGCGATTGGGTGGTACGCCCTGCGAAATGCTCCCCCCGTACCTTATTAATTGCGTGTGTAAGCGTGCTTTTATTTTTCTGCGTGGCCATGTTCATTCTTTGCCGTGTGGAACTGTATCATTCAATGTTTATAAAAATATATATTCTTAGTATTGTCCCTTATATACTTTCAATAAACTATTTATCAGGTTCAATCAATAATATTTTTTGCTTGCTATATATAGTAAAAAAACCTGGTTTAAATTTTTTTGCTTTTTCTACTTGACATTGTAACCATTGGTTAATATATATAATTATATGTTTAACAAATAGCAAAGGTAAACAACATGAAATATCAAACAGTTTTATTAATAGCATTAACTCAATTCTTTTTAATGCTGCCATTCAGCTTTTATTTACTATCTTTAAATTTACCAGGCTTATTCTTTTTTATAGTTATGTTGTCTGGAATATTTACAATAATTACAATCTACTATCCATTAATAACAATTAACAACTAAGCAAAGGAACTAAAACAATGAAATTACATCATACACAATATAAAAAGAACTATGTAAATTATATACTTGATACAATAGACGAGGATATAAACGGCAAGCCATTACATAAAGACCAGGATAAAATAAACTATATATTTAGCAGATTTTATGCTGAATATGGTTGGTGTATTGAACAAAAAGGCAAGTTATCAGCAATGAATGATTGGCTTTCCGGCTTAGCTCTTAATATCTATTATACATATTATGATATTATCCAACTAGCTATTGAAATGGGAAGTATTGACGAAAATCCCAGCAACAAGCTGCAAGATAAAGTTATAGATAATTACTTCAATTTTATGGCTAATATAATACTTTCATTAGAACCTTCTCATATCATAACAAAAGATAATGAGCCGTTATATTATGGCAGCGATAAAGATTGTTTTTCTAAGCTGCTCGATATCCAGCCATTCAGCACAGATTATGCAATTAAAAACCTTGGCTATAACATAACAACAAACAATATATTATGGCGTTCTATATCTCAATCAGCTTAAACCTTGTTACTCTAGTTAGTCTGGCATTGTCCAGACTAATCAGAGCTACAAGCTCACAACCTAGCAACAAAGAAAGGCTAATAACATGACAAACTTAAAACAAATGGCTGACGATCAAATAATAGATTTGTATTACGATTTAGTCAGCAAAGGCAATTTAGAAATAACAAATAACAACACCAGCAAAGCTCAAGCACACTTTGCTGAGCTTTTAAAGGTCAATGACGAGGTTAAAGCAAGAAACCTTACTGTTGAAGAGTGGATATGATGAAACAGCTTGTAAAAGAATATCTAATATTATTCGTACTTGGTTTAATAATAACTATAGGTTTTGTTAATCCAGTCTCTAAAGAATATACCTGGTGGAATTTAATATATCAATCAAAAGATTTATTCTAAAAACAAAAAGGGCGTTGCAAAACATGAAATTGCAACGCCACAACCTAGCAAAGGTAAGGAGAAAGTACCATGCAATTAACAAAAGAGCAATTTAAAACTATCAGGACAGAGTTGCAATATACTCAAGACGAGCTTGCAAAAGAGCTTGGAGTAGATTCTGTTTCTATCTCAAGATATGAGAATGGCCATAGAGAGATTAGCAAAACAATATCTATTTTGCTGCATAGAATTTACCAAGACGAGAAATAGGAGAGAAATATGAATACTTATGAAATAATAGTTAAGTCTACAGTTTTAGAAAGACATATTGTAGAAGCAAAATCTAAAGAAGAAGCAGAAAAACTATGGGCAGAAGGTAGTGCAGATTATCAAGAAGATATAGAGCAATACGATAGCTTCTGCAAAGAAGTTAAACTAATTTAAAAAGAGAAATTACGCAAATCTATGTAAGTATATCTATGCAGTACTGTATTGCATAGATATACTGTATTACAATGCTATCAAATCTAAGATATTTTTTTATTTTTATTAAAGTTTACATTCGTCAAGACTATGAAAACAAAACAATGTTTTGATCGTTGCCGTAGGATTTGCTATGTCAGCATAGCTGATTATACGAGGGAGCAAAATCCTGTCAAGAAAATAATTTATCCTGGATATGTTTACTTACATAGCCATGCACAAAACGAGTAACGTCTCTCATTCGCTGCTCAGCAGAAGACAAGTCATTATAGTAAGACCAGTAACCATCAAGAGTAACGTCAGCCATATGGTCATTGCTATTGCCAAGTACTTTAAGAGAAAGAACAACTTCTTTAAATCTTTCCTTAGTCTTGCAAGACTTCGCATATTTCCTAATTAAATTAATATTATTTTTCATTGGCACACTCATAATAGACTAGGGCATAGCCAAGAATATCTTGGACAGAGTCAGCATGATTAGGTGTTTCCATTAACCTAGCTTGCTTTACGGCAATCATACAAAGAGCTACTTGTTCCGGAGTAACTTCAGTATCTAACAGGACAG